AGTTCGCTCAACCACGTCATAGCCCAAAGCGGGCATCCCACCCATCCAGATGCCACGCTTGCGTGAGGCAGCAATCTTGTCGCGCACCCGTTCACCGGACAACTCACGCTCAAATTGTGCAAAGGACAGCAGTATGTTGAGCGTCAACCGTCCCATAGAGGTGGTGGTATTGAAGGACTGGGTGACCGAAACAAAGGTCACCTTGTGCTGATCAAAAAGCTCGACCAGCTTTGCAAAGTCGGCAAGCGACCGTGATAAACGATCAATCTTGTAAACCACGATGGTGTTCACCAAACCCTTCCGGACGTCTTCGAGCAGACGCTTGATGGCCGGGCGCTCGAGCGTGCCCCCTGAGAAACCGCCGTCGTCGTACCGATCCTTAAGCGTTACCCAGCCCTCAGACTTTTGGCTGGCAATGTAATTGGCGCAGGCATCGTGTTGGGCGTCCAGTGAGTTGAAGTTTTGGTCCAAGCCTTCTTCGGTGGACTTGCGCGTGTAGATCGCGCACAGGACTTTAGGGGTGGTAGCCATCAGACGCTCCTTCCAGAAGACATGCCAAAAAAGGTCCAACCGTTTCGGTTGGTGCCTGTAATCACCATGGCTATGCGTGAAATGGACTTGTAGCGTTGACCCGCGTATTCGAAATCGTCAACGTGCACCACCACCTCGTGGCGCTCACCATCCCATTCCCGAATCAGGCGCGTTCCGCAGATGGGCCTGCCATCAACCCTGCGGCGACGGACATCGGCTTTGCCGCCATCGAGTTGTTCGCCAAGTTTCTCTAGGCGCTTGACGGTCTCGCGGCGAAGGCCCCCAAGGGCCAGCTCCTGAATCCGGTATGCCAGACGCGTTTCAAGGAAGCGCCGGTTAAACGGCGGTGGTTCTGTCTGAAACATTTCTCGCCACATTTGCTTGAGGTCAGGTGTGGGCGAGGTTTTAAGGGCTGCAACGCGTGCAACAAGTGAGTCATTCATGGGTGTTGTCCTTGGTAGTCAAAACACCTGTATGAACGCTCTCTTCGGTACGGATAGCAAGTTGAGCTTCGCGTTTTTGGCGGTCCAGAAGGCGAATTGCGCCCTGGGCCAGGATCGCGCCGATGACGGCCATGGGGCTGCGCTCTGCGGGCGGAGTTGGTTGTGGGGTGTGTTTTGGGGCGGTCATGAAGGTTCATACCGCCGCAGGTGGGGTGTTTTCTCAGGAGGGCAGTACTTTGAAGCCCAAACCCACGCCCACTCGCAATGTCAGATGGGGTTTGACGGGGGTATTTGGGCAATTCCGCTGCATCCTGTGCCCGCCATGGGCGGGCACAGGATAACTAAGGAGCACAGAAGCACAGGACCACTGAGTACATTGAGCACAGTAAAAATTTTATAAGCCATTGATTTATATGGGGAAAGTTAATTTTTAGTGCAAAATTTTGCGCATCTGAACTTATTAAAAAGCGATGAATATATATAACTCAACATCTGAGTTGCCTATATTAGACGAGCACTGGATGCCAAAAGCGTTGCTTTAATCATAGCGAGTTTGAGTATTTGGCTCTAAAATTTGGGCACTGAAATCGAAAACTCAAAGGAAAACCAAATGTCCGCTGCATCAAACGCCAAAAAGATCTCCAAGGGCCAAGAGAAGGCCAAAGCGCTACGTGACAGCTGCTGGCCAGACCTGGACGATGACAAGCTCTGGAACCGAAAACTGGTTAAGGGCTTTACCACCATCCCCCGCACGATGCCCTTGATCATGAACATCATCGACTCGCTGACCAAGAACAAGCCAGCAGGCATGGTCTATTTCGTTTTGTGGTGCCGCACTTTTGACGAGTCACTGTTGGCCATCGACAACCCGATGACCCTCGCGTTCGAGTCTGGGTTTACTGGCGAGCGGGCACTGAGTACGTGGAAAGACCGCATGCGCTCCTTGGTTGAACTGGGTTTCATTGATGCCAAGGAAGGCCCCACAGGCGCGCACCACTATGTGTTGCTCTTCAACCCACACAAGGTGGTTTGGAACCTGAAAGATCGCATTCAGGAGGGCATGTTTAGGGAACTGCAGACACGTGCAATCGCTATTGGCGCAAGCGACATGGAACCCGCAAAGCCCGCAGAAGAAGTCAAACCAACATAACCATACCGCCACCACAGGCAAATAAACGAAAGAGAAGAAATATGAAAAAAGCATGGGAAAACGACAGTTGTGAGGCGGTTCAGTCCTACTTCACGGTGTACCGCGTGCCGGTCGCTGCTGCTTTGTGGTGTGGAATTGAGCCAGGTGAAGTTGAAGAACACCTGGCGATGTCTAAGGAAGTCGCAAGGGGGGTTTTGAAGCACCCCTACATCAACTGCCTGGAGCCCCGTTGCCGGGCGATTCAAGACGCAATCGTTACTGGGATTCTGCCGTGCAGCAGGGAAAACGGAAAAGTTGTAGCGCACGACGATCATGTTGCTGCTGAGCGACGTCACGTTTCCCGACAACACCTTAAAGACTGGATCGCTGCGCAGTTTCCGTCTGACAAGCCCGAATTTTTGTTTGACGCCATTGAGCGCAACACGCACTCAGCTATCAATATGGATGCCTTCCAGGTATTGCAGGCAGATCGAGATGCATTGAAAGCCAGACTGGAAAAGGCGGCTGATGAGTACCGCAAGCTGCGAGATGAGCGTAATGATCTGATCGCTGCGAACGAAAAGCTTACTGAACAGATTAAACCCAGCAAGGACGTTGGACTGAGGGCCGAGACAACCTACCTGAACATCATTGGTGGGATGTTGGCCTTGTTCATGATGAAAAGCCCCTCAGGCAAGCCGCATTCGGTTTTTAGTAGTCAAGCGTCTTTGATCGATCAGTTGCTGGCCAACTTCAAGAAGCCCGGAATCACGCAACGGACGCTTGAGGAAAAATTTGCAGCCGCAAAAAAGAGCCTTGACCAGTAACCCAAAACCATAACCAGCTACCGCAGTTGCGGTGGTGCTTCCCGCAATTGCGGTGATTTCATGAAGTAACCCCGGTCCAATGGCTTCATGTAAACGAAAACGAAAAAGGTGATGACATGTTACAATTCGAAGACGGACAGGAAAATACTCCATACACGACTGCCATGCGCAGTCCCCGCATCATCCGCGATGCCGCCAACGACCCTTACTTCCGCGCTGCAGTCAATGCAGCCAAGACTCGCACATACAGAGCAGCGGTTTCAGCCCGACTGAGCACCTCGGAACGGGAAGATCTGTATCAGGAAATCTTGCTTGACCTTCTTGAGCGTGAATCTCAATTTAACCCCGAGAAGGGCAGCCCCGGCACATTTACCGGTTTTGTGTCCGAGCACCGAACCGCCGAATTTCTTAAGGCCCGCAAGACAGACAGAGAGCGCCTGACCTTTGCCTCGGGTGAAGACGTTGACACGCTGGAGATTGTCAACATCAGCCGAGCACGACAAGGTCTGGAACAGACGCAGGACGCGGCCAATGACGAAGATATTGCGCCGATCGGTTCAACCGAAGCACATTACAGATCGCAATGGTTTGATGGGGACGACGATCTCTTTTCAGACTCCAACACTCTCCACGACCTGGAGACAGCGATGGCGCACATGAGCGAACAACAAGTTGAACTTTTGGACTTGCTTGCTTCGCACCAGGACCTCCCGACGGCATCCAAAGCCTGCGGTATGTCCACCGCCACCTTTTATCGCCGAGTGACCGAACTGGAAATGCACCTTCGCATGTTCGGCATCAGGACTGCTGCCTGACCGATCGCGGGGTGGCTGAGAAAAACAGTCACCTCGCTCAGTAAAAACCTTTAACACCTGCAAACTCCGCGCCCCCTTGGGCAGCGGTGGTAGGCCAACTCACGCCCGGAGATTTGATGATTTACAAAAACGACCTGATTGAAACCTCACGCAGCCATTTGGGTCTGGGTGTTGATATTGGCCGCGCAGCGCTGCAGCCTGTTTACATCCCCATTGAAAAACTGTCCGAGACCAACCTGTGTGACTGGGTCGCCAGCGCACTGGTTGGTCATTGCATTCAGTACCACGAGGGCCTGCTGCTGCGGGACCGGTCAGAGACCAACAGCGACCTGACCACCAAAGACCGCGCCCGTATCCACTCCGTCGCCCGCCGCGCCTGGATCGCCTGTGAGCTTGGACTGGTGCATCTCTTTAGCCAAAAGGTCGGTGATGACCACTACCGATACCTGGCGATGCGCTCCAGCTCCCCTCTGAAGCCCCCCGAAATCCGTACCCAGCTGCGTATTGCGCAGATGGCTCCCAGCAACCGCATGCCCCACTGAAAGAAAGAGAACCCATGACTGCCGAACCCGACGTGCTGGATGAAATAGGCCAGCTTTACATGAATGAGCTCGACAAGCTCCCGCTGCCAGACCTTGACCGAATGATCAAGCAGGTCACCGCTGCCAAAGACACTGCTGCGTTGTACCTCAACGCATTGCAGTCCACCTTGCACAACCGATTGGGCGGGCATGCCCAGCAGCTTCGCCAAGAGGCTGGCAAGTCCACCGGCACGGTGCGCTTTGAGGTCGACGGCTACTTGGTCGTCGCCGATTTACCCAAGCGCCCTGAATACAACCAGGTCAAGCTCAAAGAAGCAGTGGAAGCCCTGCGCAGGTGGGGAGAGGACCCAGAGAACTATGTCGGCATCGAGATCAAAGTCGCCGAGTCCAAGTACACCGCCTGGCCACCTGGCATCCGAGATTTATTCGAGCCTGCACGCACGCTCAAAACTGGCAAGCCCAGCTACAAGCTCGAGCAGATTAAGACGGGGGAAATCCCGGACGCTGCCAACGACAGTCACTTTGGTGGGGGTGTTTGATGGCCATCTCACTTGCACAACTCACCCGCGCCAATGCACCCAAGCCACCCCGCATCCTGATTCACGGTGTTGCTGGGGTTGGTAAAACGACCTTCGCCGCAGAAGCAAACAACCCGGTTTTCGTTCAAACGGAAGACGGCCTGGGAACAATTCCGGCAGCCAACTTCCCACTGGCCCGCACGTTTGAAGAAGTCCTCGATTCACTGGCCTCGCTCTATACCGAGGACCATGACTTCAAAACCGTGGTGATCGACAGCGTTGACTGGCTCGAGCCCCTGGTCTGGGGTAAAGCCTGCCGCGATAACGGATGGGGATCCATTGAAGACGCCGGTTACGGCAAAGGGTACGTCGCCGCATTGACTCTGTGGCGTCAGTACATCGATGGGCTGAACGCGCTGCGTGATGACCGTGGCATGACCGTGGTGCAAATCGCGCACACCGACATCAAGCGTTTTGACTCGCCAGAGCACGACCCTTACGACCGGTACGTCATCAAGTTGCACACCCGCGCAGCGGCGTTGATGCAGGAGCACTCGGACATCGTGCTTTTTGCCAACTACCGCATCTCCACAGTGAAGGCCGATGTCGGCTTCAACAAAAAAGTAAACCGCGCCATGGGCTCGGGCGAACGCGTGATTCATACCGCCGAGCGCCCCGCCTTTTTGGCCAAGAACCGCTATGGCCTGCCCGAGACCCTGCCACTGGACTGGCAGTCCTTTGCCCAGGCCATGCCCGATGTGATCAAGCCCATGCTGATCGCCAACCCAGTCACCCCCACCAACCTCACCACCTGAAATTGAAATAGGAGAAATCACCATGGCTTCGTTCGGACAAACTTTTGACGCATCCTCAATCGAGCCCAGCAGCGGCTACGACGTTCTGCCACCCGGTAAATACCTGGCCCAAATCGTTGCCAGCGAAATGCGTGCAACCAAGGACGGTCTGGGTCAGTACCTCTACCTTGAGGTGGATGTCATTGAGGGGCAGTACTTAGGGCGCAAGCTCTTTGACCGCCTGAACCTCATCAACGCCAATGCGGATGCCGTGCAAATCGCACAGCGCACGCTTTCCTCCATCTGCCGTGCCGTGGGCAAGTTGCAGGTCGGTAATTCCGAGCAATTGCACCTCATCCCCTTGATCGCGGATGTGCGTGTGCGTCCCCCGAAGGGCATGTACGGCGAGAGCAACTCGGTCCGCTATCTCCCTCGCGGTGGCCAGGCTGCAAACGCACCGACATTCAGCACCGGCCCTGCCAATCCCCCAGCGCGTCCTCCTGTGGCTACGGCAACGCCCGCCGCCAACGGACTGCCCTGGAAGCGTCAGGCCTGAGGTCCCACTGCATGCACGAACACTTCACATTGCATCAAGGTACGCCCGAGGCGGTGCACCTGCCGGACTCAGCGCAGGGGTGTCGAGAGCGGATGGCGGCGCTGCAAGGCGAGATTGCCTCCATCCGCATCCAGATTGCCACAACCGATATTCGGCGGCAGACGGAGAAGAAGACTCTTGATGCTGCCTGGTTCCACCGCGCCAAAACCGCGCTGCGCTTAAAGCAGCAGGAGCTGGCGCAGGTGACTGCGCATCTTGCGACCTTTGATAAACGCGCAGCGCCCAAGCACCGTGATGCCTTCAAAGACACCTTGATTGAAGTGGTACGTGAAAACTGCAATGACCAGGAGTGGGCAGGCCTGGTGCAGCGTGCGCGTGACTTGCACGCCAGCCAGGGAGAAAACCATGGCTGAACTGCCCGCCATCACCAGCCTCACCCGCGAGGCGATCTTCTCTGGTTATGAAGCGGATGCCAGTGACGGGTTTCGCAGCCACCTTGGCGCGTCCCTGATTGGCAAGGAATGCGAGCGTGCGCTTTGGTACGACTTTCGGTGGGTGACGCGCAGCAAGCACCCAGGACGGTTGTTGCGCTTGTTTGAAACCGGTCAACTGGAGGAAGCACGTCTGGTGTTGAACCTTCGTCGCACCGGTGCAACCGTGCTCGAAGTCGATCCCGAGACCGGGCGTCAGTTTCGAGTGCAGGCCCATGGCGGCCACTTTGGTGGTTCTCTTGACGGTCTTGCCATCAATTTGCTTGAAGCACCCAAAGCCTGGCACGTGTTGGAGTTCAAGACGCACTCCAACAAGAGCTTTGGCGATCTGGTGGCCAAGAAGGTTCGCGAGTCCAAGCCGCAGCACTTTGCCCAGATGCAAATTTATATGTACCTGATGGGCATTACCCGAGCGATGTACTTGGCTGTGAACAAGGACACCGATGACCTGTATGTCGAACGCGTGGAGGCAGATGTCACTTATGCGGAACTTCTTCTGGAAAAAGCCCGGCGGATCATCTTCGCCCAAACCCCACTGCCACGCATCAGCGAGGAGCCCAGTTGGTATCAGTGCCGCATGTGTGACCACGCACCGGTTTGCCACGCAAGCGGCAACAGCGTGGTGGCACCTGCGATCAATTGCCGTACTTGCCTGCACTCAACACCCGTGGATGGTGGTTGGCATTGCGACCGGCATCAAAAACGCCTGACCGAAGTTGATCAGCGCACGGGCTGTGAGCAACACCTGTACCTGCCGCCACTTGTTTCTGCATCGCAAGTCGATGCGGGTGACGACTGGGTTGATTACGAATTTACCAATGGAGTGCGCTGGCGCGATGCCGGTTTGAACAAGCACGCCGCCAGCTGAATCCCCAACCGCAAACCTAAACGCAATTGAAATAGGAGTCCCGTCATGAGCTTTTCCCTTCGCCCCTACCAAAGCGCCGCCATCCAAGGCATCTACAACTATTTCCAAGATGAGAGCGGCAACCCGCTGGTGGTGATTCCCACCGCTGGCGGCAAGTCGCTCGTCATGGCCACCTTTGTCGAAGGCGTGCTCAAAGCCTTTCCAGATCAGCGCATCCTGATCGTGACGCATGTGCGTGAGCTGATTGAGCAGAACTTTGCCGAACTCCAAAAGCTTTGGCCGCAAGCTCCGGCAGGCATCTATTCCGCTGGCCTTAAAAAGCGAGAGATCCGCGCACAGATTCTGTTTGCTGGCATTCAGTCCATCCACAAGCGCGTGTACGACGTTCAGCAATGCGATCTGGTGCTGATCGATGAAGCACACCTGATCCCGCGTTCCTCGAACACGATGTACCGCAAATTTCTGGATGGCTTGAAGCGCCTGAACCCGATGCTCAAAGTGATTGGCCTCACGGCCACGCCATACCGACTGGACTCTGGACGGCTGCATGAAGGCGATGAGGCGATCTTCACCGACATCGCCTATGAGGTATCGGTGCGCGAGTTGATCGACGACCACTACCTCTCGCCACTGATCTCCAAGCGCATGGCAACGCAAATTGACCTCACCGGTGTGGGTACGCGCGGCGGCGAGTTCATCCCTAAGGACTTGGAGGCGGCCATTGACCAGGACGCCATCACGCAAAGCGCAGTCAATGAAATTTTCTCGTACTCAACTAACCGCAAAAGCTGGCTGATCTTTTGTGCTGGCGTGGACCACGCGTACCACGTGCGTGATGCGGTGCGCAGCAGAGGCGTGACCTGCGAAACGATTGTGGGCGATACGCCCAGCGCCCAGCGCGAGGCCATCATCAATGACTTCAAGGCCGGACGGATTCAGTGCCTGACCAATGCCAATGTGCTGACGACAGGCTTTAACGCTCCTGCGGTAGATCTGATTGCCATGCTGCGCCCGACAAAGTCGGCGGGCTTGTATGTGCAGATCGTTGGTCGTGGCTGCCGCCTTGCACCCGGCAAGACCGACTGCTTGGTGCTCGACTTTGCCGGGAACATTGCGCGCCACGGACCCATTGACGCCATCAAGCCCAAGACACCCAAAGCGGGTGAAGACGGCGATGCGCCCACCAAAGCCTGCCCTGAGTGCGACAGCATCGTGCACGCGGCGGTACGTCAGTGCCCCGACTGTGGCCACATGTTCCCGGAGCCGCAAATCAAGATTGACGCCAAAGCCAGCACTTTGGACATCCTCTCTGGCGGTCCACCCGAGTGGGTGCCCGTGACACGGGTCAGTTATGCCCGGCACGACAAGACTGG